CATTCATTTAAAGAACATAGATATATTGATGATCCTAGATTTAAAAAACGTATAGCTGAAAAATTTAAAATTAATAAATCTTATGATGTTCCATACGTTGCTGGATATTCAAAGGACGGTAAAACTGTATATATTGATCGTCATTTAAAACTAATGGAAGATGATGTTGATATTACACCATACTTGATTATTCACGAAAGAACAGAAAAAGCACTTATTGATTTATTTGGGTTACATTATCAACCTGCTCATCATATTGCATCAGAACAGGAAAAAGAAGCAGTTCTAAAATCTGGTTTAGATTGGAAAAAATACGCAGACCATTATACTAAATATATCAAAGGTTGTGCACATGAAAAATTAACTAATGTTCCACCTGATTTAGATCTTACGCCATATAAAGACGAACATGATAAAACTCTATTAAAGGCATTAATGCATGGAGAACGAAAAAAAGGATGACTGTGACTCTTTTGAAAAAATAGTAAAAATTTACTATGAAAGAGGATATATAGATTCTGGTGGTAGATATAGGAGAGAGTTTTTTCCATCTTTGTGGAATGAAGACTATTATATTGGTCCTTTAATTGATATGAGTTTTCTCAAGAAGTAAATATTTCTAAAACTTTAGAAGCATATTGTTTTCTTTGTTTAACAAAAAGTTGTGGATTATCTCCATCAATAGCTATCATTACAACTATCTGTGGAATAGCTATTTTATAAATCCATTCAAACATCATTGAATAACAAGTTGTTTGAACAAAATAATTTTCAATCCAATCTTCTTTTTTTTCTTTTGTTGATGTCTTATAATCAATAATAGAAGCCACACCATCAAATTCTGCTATTAGGTCACATCGTCCTGCAGTTTTAAGCGCAACAGAATATAATGGAAGTTCCACACCAAGAACATTATCAACACGTTCATCTAATAATTTTTGAATATCTTTAAAAGAAGAAAGATGTGAAGGCATTACGTCTTTAGCATAATCCTCTTCATTTAAAACATATTTTTCACAAATGGAATGCACAGCAGTGCCTCTACGTGCAGCTTGAACCATTACTTTATTAGCTTTTTCTTCACCAACACGTTTACGCCACTCCATTAGTCCTGTTTTTGGATAATAATCTCCAATAACAGTTGTAACTGAACGAAACTTTTGACCATCTGGAAGAACATAATAGCGTTTTCCATCTATATATTCTTCTGATAATGATACTTCTGGTACAAGATTATGCTTAAACACTTTTCTCATAATATAAACTTTCAATCAATGTATGATACTACTGGCTGTTCCATTAATTATTGTAAATTTAGCATCAATACGTGAAGTGGTAATATAATGACCTTTATTGTTTGGATCTGGTGCAATCCATTCAATAGCAATTGGACCAATTCCTTTTGCCATATAATATCTCCCACCAGATGTTTTACTTCCCCAAGATTGTTGATATACCATTGTTATAATGTCAAAATATTTTTCACCATTGGAAAGAGTAAACGAATCTAACGAAGACTCCCATATAACAGTCTGTGTACCACGTGAAAATTGTGGTGGATTTCCTAATGGACTCATTTGAGGATTATTCTGATAAAACCCACCAATAGTTCCTTTATCTCCCCAACCAATTGGCGTACCAAACGGAGAATCCATAATAACTTTCTTACGTGCACTCAATAACCCACCTGTTGGATAATCATCACGCCATTCTGCAATTCCAAAACCAGAACGATACTGGACATACCAAGTATCTTTCCAATTCATTGATACATCATAATCAACATATAGTAAAGAATTGCTCCCAGGATCTTGAACAAATAAAGAAGTCATATCTGGCATTGTATTACCAGTATCTTTATATTTAAAAGAAAATATTTGATTTGTTACTGGTTTCGGCCAGTAATCCCAAGCATTAAATGTTTTTAATGTCATGTAATAATCCTCATTTTATCCTTTAAGATAATATATTCTTTAACTAACGCTGATCTAACAATATCATTAGCATTAAATTCAATAAGTTCAAAAGACTTCATATTTTTAACAACTCTCATAAAATCAATTAAACCATTTTTTTCGTGATCTTTAGTGAAATCAGTTTGTCTAAAATCACCACAAAATATAACTTTACAGTTATGACCAATACGAGTTATAACAGAATCAAGTTCATGTAAAGTAGCATTCTGCATTTCATCAACTATAATAATACAATCGCTTAATGTTATTCCACGAATAAAAGATGTGGAAATAAACTCAATCATATTTTTATTTTTTAAATATTCATAAGAGTCACCACGTCCAAATAATTCTGAACAAATAGCATAATAAGGAGCTTCATAAACTCTTGTCTTTTCTTTGGTATTTCCAGGAAGAAATCCCATATCTCTAGTTGGAACAACTGTTCTTACTATAACAACCTTTTTATAAACACTATTACCAGCAAGAATTTGTTTTAGAGAAAGATACATAGAAAGGAATGATTTACCAGTTCCTGCTATCCCATGTAACATTAGATTTTTACCGTTATCAAACGATTCAAATGTCAATCTTTGATTTTCAGTAAGAGGATTAAAGTGTTTAAGATTAAAATTAAGTTTTTCTTGATAATTATGTTCTTTGTGATCTTTTCCTTGTCTAATTAGTCTTTTTTCTCTACGGGTTAGTCTTCTTGTTGAATTTTCTTCTTCCATTATACCCCTTAGAATGTTTCTACGGTGCTCCTTGTGATTCCTTTATTAGCATTCTTTTTTATTTGTTTAAGCACGTCACGAAAACCAGCATCTGGTTTTCCCATACCACGGCCAGAATGCAGCGCAGGAGCAGTTAGTTGTTGACATACATTTGGATGTGATTCCAAATACGTATCAAGTTCGGAGATTTTCATAAACTCCTCATACTCTTCACCAGTTTCATTATTTAAAAACTTATATGTAGGCATTACTTAATTTTTCCTTAAATCTTACAATAAAAAAATTATTATCAATTAGATATAAATGTTTTTGAATATTAAAATTAGATGTTGGACTACTAAATGTTTCATATTCAAGATATTGAGAAATAGCATCCTCATATTCTTCTATTATATCTATATTATATTTTTCTTTTAGTATTTTTGATAGTTGGTATGACGGGTTATAAAAATATCCGTCATACTCACTTTCAATCAAATTCCCATTCATCTTCTACATCTAAAAGTTCATCAAGATTTTTTGTACGTATAGCATGATCAATTCTACGTTCTTTTCTCTTATTTCTCATTTTATCTTCTTTAGAACGATAATTATGTTCTGAATATTCGTCCCAATTCTCATGATCTTCTCTACGATATTGTTTTGCTTTTGACTTACTCATTCTGCGATTAACCCCGGTAAACCTTCTTTAATATGTTCTAGTGTAATTCCTGGAAACGGCATCTTCTTTTCTTTAATTGCACAAAGAAGTTTTGCATCATCTGGTGCTACTCTTTCAAGTAATTCAACAAACATCATTTCTCTCTTTAGTTGTGGAAGATTATCATGAAATCCTTTAATAAAATATCTTAGCTTTTCACATTCTCTAATTAGAATATGTTCCTGATCTACTAATTCAGTTGGTGTATATGGAGGTGTTCCAGGAGGAAGCATCCACTCAACTTTTGGATCAAAAGCACCTTGAAGTATGATACGAATAGCAACACTATCATGCTGACGGAGCGCATCAATCTTTTGTTGAGTCTTTCTCATCTTACCAATTTTTTCAAGCAATTCATACAAACCGACGACCATTTTTTTCTCCTTAAAATTCACTGATATATTCAGTTAGATTTTTTAACTTATTAACAATAAAATAATTCATAAGTTTACTTCTATCACGCCCTTCTTGAGCACGATATTGTTGCATAACATTTTCTTTAATTTCTTTTGGGATATTACTTAAATCAATAAGCTGTGAGTTTCTAGAATAATTTCTCTCAACCATTGTATTACCAAAATTATTTGGAATAAGTTTCATAAAGGTATCAATCTTTTTCTTCGTCAAAGGTCTTTGACGTTCACCAATAACAAAACAATTATCTGACGAAAGAATGTTTGGAACACCGTCTCCAACATCTCCTTTCATAATATGTTCTTTCAAATAAACCCCTGGGTTATCATGTGTAATCCATTTCTTACGAACAGGATCATATTGCTTAACATTAGCATATACATGTAGTTGTATAAAATCCTTATCCCCTGATAAAATCAGGATCTTTTCTCCGGTATTTATACTAAGGCCAAATTCAGAGACCAGAGTACCAATAATATCATCAGCTTCTGCTGAATCAACATCAATAACTCTATATGGGAAAAATTCTTTTAATTCTGCCCTAATTTTGTTCATACAGTCAAAGATTTCTTTCCAATTCATTTCTGAATCAGCTATGGCTTTTTTTCTATTAGCTTTATAATAGGGAAATATCTTTTTTCGCCAATAATTGGTGTTATCACATGCTATGATAAGTTCGCCATATTCATTACCAAACTTTTGTTTATAAGATCTAATAGCATTTAGAACCATATGTCTGACCATGTTTTCCTCAACATGAGCATTTGTATGGTTTCCAAGCTGTGCCATTAAATTAGACAACATCACTTGATTCAAATCAACTATTATCACTTCCTTTTTCCTCACATTGTTCGTCTTCTTTAAGGCCCAATACTAGCTCATCAACTATCTTTAAAACGCCTTCTTCAGAGACATCATCTTGAAAAACATTTTGTGCTACTTTTTGAAAAGGATGATATATACCATAATGTTTACACATAATTGATCTAAGAGATTCAATAAGAAACGCACCATCCTTTATATCTTCGTCTTCGTCCATTTCACTTATATAAAAACCAGATATTTCTAATTGATTAAAAATTAAAGGAATAATGTTGGTTATTGTTTCTTGGATATGATAGTGACTCATCATTTCAACATTATGATTAATCTCATCAATAGATATAGTTTTTTGTATATTTTTGTTTTCTTTCGGGAATACTATTACGTTATTTGAGATATTCTGCATATTTTGTATTATATCCTATTTTACATTAAAAGTAAAGTACTTCCTTGATTGCAGAATTTAAAATCATAAATTTTACATTTAGTATCTGTTGTTATTTCTTTTGATACTTTTTCTCGCTTTTCAATAGGAACATAAAATATAAAGAATCCTCCTCCACCAGCGCCAAGAAGCTTACCGCCTAAAGATCCGGCGCTCATTGCTTTTTCATAAACAACGTCAAAATAATCTTGAGTAATATCAGACACTACACTTTTTTTATCCATCCATGCATCATGCAAAAGAGACCCAAAACTATCAACATCATTATTTATTAAAAAGTCCCTTGCAGAATATGCTTTATTTCTAGATCTTCTAACTAATTCAAACTTGTCTTGTTGTGCCATTGCTTTTGATTGTTTCTGAAGTATATTATTAGCGTCTCTTCCAACTCCAGAATAAACTAGTAAAAGATTATTCTCTAATTTATTTAGAGTTTTCTTATCAACCTTACATTTATGAACATCAACATTACCATTCTTTAAAAATTCAAATATATTTAATCCACCAAAAGCAGCAGCATACTGATCTTGTTTACCAACTGGATAACAACATTTATTCATTTCTATTTCACAAGCAGTGTCTGCTAGAAATTTCTCTGAACAGGGTGTATTTCTAATAGTAGTTAAAGCTTTAATTAATCCAACAGTAAAAGCAGAAGAAGAACCTAAACCAGATCCTTTTGAAAGAATATCTGATATAGATGCTATCGTTATTTCTTTTGTTAGATTAAAATGTTTTAATGTTTCTCTGGTTATAGCATGTTGCATTTGTTCTACTTCTGCAACATGCTCAACTTCATCATACATAACCTTTATATCCATATAAGGTGTTTTATGAGCACAAACATATATGAACTTATCAATAGTTATAGAAAGTGCAGCACCCTGCTCTTTTTCATAAAATGAAGGTAAATCACTACCACCACTAAAAAAACTAATACGAAGCGGTGTTTTTGATACTATCATAGTTTATGTCCTATATATAAACATTTCTGATGCAATTTTTCTTGATTCTGTATTTGGATATTTCATTGTCAATTCTGTTAAAAGTTTTTTCCATAGAAAATGAGCTTTATTAGTAGACCATCTATAATCAGCATAATTCTTAACATAAGCTAGATATTTTTCAAGTTCTTCTTTGTTATTAATCATATTTTCTATAGATGCTTTAAGTTGACCATAGAAAATATTTGCATGTTTTGTAATATCAGAATCTCCTTGATAAGTAAAGTTTAATCCACCGCTGGTATCCCAAAGAGCTGCAAAATTAGGATGAACACACATCATTCCCGCACTCATAGACTCAATAAGAGTTCTACAAGCTGTTTCTGGCCAAATTGAAGGATAAGCAAGAATATGATAATTTTCCATCTTCTTTCTTAATTCATCGTACGGTGTGAAACCATGATATTCAATTTGTGGATGTTCTTTACAAATATTATATAATGGTTCAAATTGATCATCAGCATTATCCCATCCATAAATCTTGAATGATGAATGAACATGAAGACGAATATTTGGATATTCTTCTGCTAATTTTTGAAAAACAGGAACTAAAATTTGCAACCCTCTTTGTGGTGTAGATGCATAAACCAAATTAATAACATCATCTGGTTTTTTATGATTATCAAAAGATTTAATTCCATTTTCAATTGTAACCAACTGATCTGTATATGGAATACCAAGATATGTTAGATATTGCTGCTGTTGCCAATTAGAAATAAAAACAATCTTATGAAATTTATTTCTATAATTGGGATCTTTTAAAACCTCAGATTCTGGATCTTCAGCTAAATTATGAAGTGTTAGAATACGAATCTTATCTTCCTTTAAATCTCTAATACGAGCAGGAATAATTTGACATTGTTCTAGCAAATCTCTTGGAATTGTACCATCATACAAAAATCGCATGAATAATTCAGTTCCACCATTAGCATTTTTAGATGCTTCGTTATGTTCAATAAGATCCCAATTATTTTCCATTTTTATCTCACTTAAAGATTCTAAAACCACACTTTACTTCAGTTTTGGTCTGAAGCGATTCTTCATCTGTTCTATCACCACCATGAATTCCAAGTAGACGCCAATTCCATCCAGTTGCATCAAGAAATTCATTAAATGCCTTAAACTCACCGTTTTCCCAATCTGGATATCCCATGATCTCATCAAAAATAATTACAGTACCATCTTGCCACATATCATGTTTAGTTAATTCTGTAAAGATTGTTTTTGCACCAGAATATATATCACAATCAATATGAACAAAAGCTACTTTGTTATAATTCATTGCTTGACAAAAAGGAGGTAAAGTGTCTTCAAACCAACCTTTAACAAGTGTTA